ACGCAGTTCTTGGTAAACAACGACATCATCATTGCGTACTCATCTGGCTTTTGTGCTGCGTCTGTTGCTGCAAGACCTTTGCCGAAAATCATATCAATAACGCCATTGATAATAGCGTTGTTGGTAGGACTTCCATTGTAGCGGTCGATTAGGTATTGGAAATAATTGTTATCATCTCCGTACTCAATCCATTGCTTTCCACTAACCTCCTTTACCTGCGGCTTAACGTAGGAATTTAAGGCCATAAATCGTATGTTGCTCATATGATAACGAAAGTATTATCTCCTGCGGTTTCTTGGTCGTACACCCCGGCATTCACGGTGAACTTCTCGAAATTGGTTTGGTCGGTGCAGAATACCCGGCCTCTGTATATCAAATTTACGCCACTAAACACCTCTAATAGGTAAAAGTTTGCTTCCTTTAAAGTCCAAGCAGCATTCAACGTCATATACCCGTTTGCGCTTGTAGGAGCTATTGTTTGCGTTTGGGTGGTATTGGTAGACTCATTCGTTAACCGTGCTGATACAGAAGCAGGAAACGAGCGAGGGATGATTTGCAAATTCTGCGCTGATGCGCTTGTAGTTAAAATGTTCATCTTACAAATAACTCGTTTGTTGCTTTTTGTTTTAAATAAAAAAGCCACCCCGAAGGATGGCTCTCTTATCGTATTGTTTTTTATTACTTGAATTTGCTCGGTATATCTTGAATAGCACCAAACGTATCCGCAATCAAGTTAGCGTATGCGCCAATTTGCATATTACCGATATTGCTTAAACTTTGAGGCGGCTCAATTCCCAGGTCACGGAATAATTTTTCTGCCTGCTGTGCCGACTTGTTAATTTCATCAATATCATTATTTAATGCAATCGCCTCACGCTCTAAGGTACCAACTTCTGCTGCAATTTCACGAACACGAGCCAAAACATTATCCCGGTTATTTGTATGCTTCTTGAACTTGTTTAGAAAAGCATCTTTTAACTGCTCAATGTTTGCAAGTTCAATTTTCATTGGAACTGGCTCTGACTTTGCCGCAAGGATGTTATAGATAGTTTGTTTGCTCATTTTCCTAAATTGATTAAGTCCTGAACTGCTCCTAACAATTCAAGGTTGGTAGATTGCCATTGTTGCACTTCTTTGATAGAACGTCCGTCAACGCCAAGTGCAGCGGCCTCACGGCCAACCGTGTCAACGGAGACACCAGACTTACCGGATAAGCTTTGTGCCTCCTTAACCAGCGTAGCACGAGTCGACTCCATTTTGTCGTACTCCTGCTTCAACTGCTTAAATTTAGAAACGAATCCTGCTACCTCAGATGCCTTTGCAGAAAGCTTTTTAACATCGCTACGCAAGTCATCAATAGCAGCAAACTCAAACCGCTGGGCAGACATTTCGTTCATAATCTTTAATGCCTTTTCCATAGGTCATTAAAAATCTGAACCAGAGACAACCGTAGAAATACCAGAAGCAGCCAAAGTACCGTCCAAGAAGTTAGCAGGCAACTGCTCTTGTCCGTTCAAGGTCAAGGTGTAACCAGACATATCACCCATAGCAGCACCGGTAACAATCGTTCCTCCGGTAACCTCGCAACCGTGTTCCAAACCTGCAACAAAGAAGTTAGAGTTGCGGTCTTCTACGATTACGATAGGACGGCCGTAAGCCATCAACTTGATTTCCTTGTGTGACTGCTTGCTCAACTTGTGCAAGGTCAGGTTCAAGGTTTGGTCAAAGAACGTAGTTCCGTTATCACGGCTTGAAGTAATTGCCTGCTCAAAAGAAGACGTACCCTTCAATTCGTATTTGTATGCCGTCAAACCGCTACCCAATGTATCGATAGCGTCTGTATTGGTTACATCGTAGGTAACCGTAAGATTCTGATAGTTCAGAAAGTAAACCGCCTGAATGCCACCTACAACGTCCTTGCAAGGTTCAATGCGGCCAAGGGATAATGCACAAGCCATTTTGTTTTGTTTTTTTAGTTGGTTTAAAAAAGAAAGGGGTGGGGCGTCATTACACCACCACCCCTATCAGGATTTTTGAAATTAATTAAGCTCCGTAGTAAACGATGTCAGAACCGATACCGTACTGGATACCAGCGCTCATACGCATAATCAAACGGAAGTTCTGAGAACCATCGATGTCAGCCATATCAATCAGGCGAACTTCGTTCTTGTCGCTCAACAAGCCAGTTCCGAAGAACAAGTTTGACTTCTGTGCAGCCACCATCTTGTTAGAAGACAAACCATTTGCAACGGCAACCTTGATTCCGTCAAAGTACAACTCCTGGTTGTTGAACCAAGTGGTACCCTGATTGTCAACACCATTTGCACCTACTCCTGAAGCAGCGAAGCCACCCAAGGCACGTACATACGCTTTTGCTACGTTCTGAGGGACGTAAAGGAAAAGGTCCTCCTTACCGTAAAGAGCAGCAGGGATAGCGTCAACTACCTTACCCAACTCGGTGATTACGTTAGAAGCAGTAACGGTAGTACCGGTTACATCGATAACGTCAGAATCAGCAGCAAACAAAGTTTGGAAACCTGCGAACTGACCAGCAGATGCGTTAACACCAGCCCAGATGTTTTGCTCGATACGAGCAGCAACACGCTCTGCAGCGTAAGCAACGATAAAGTCGGTGAAAGAAGCAGGTACATTCTTGAAAGAAGAATAACCCATCTCTACGGCCTGCCAGGTTTGCTCGAAGTCCTTCTTGCACATCTGCAAGTTAACTTGGAACTCTTCCAAGGTCAAAACACGCTCGGTCAAGGTCACGGTAGACGTTGGGTCGAAGTCGCAAGTAGCGTCCTTCAGGATGTCGTCTGTGTTAACCTTTTGGATAACGGATTTGTAGTATACGTTGGGCATAATCTCGATGAGACCTTTGTCCAAGGTAGGTGCGCTCAAAAGAGCAGCGGCTACGTATTTACCGGCAAATTCGCCAGCATACGTAGTAGTGATTGAAGTAGTCGTGGGCATTTGTTATTGATTTTATTTGTTAATACGGGCAAGAACTCGGTCAAGAGCAGACTCCGGGGCATTCTGTGCGAGGTTCACTCGTGCAGGTGCAGGTGCTGCTTCTGGATTGTGGCGGATGGGCATAGCAGCAGGCATATCGCTTGACATCTCCTGCTTCTTCTTTGCCATTTCCTCTTTGATTGCTGATAACTCAGCTTTCATCTCTTCAATGAGTGGCATAACCATCTCCTTGATTTTGTCTTCCATCGTTGGCTCTACGGCTGCTTCAACCTCGATTTCAACGGATGGCTCTTCTTCTTCTACCTCGGCTGCTGCTTCTTTGATTTCACCGATAACACCTTCTTCAACTACAACCAAGATGCGGCCATCCTCCATTTGATACTCACCGACTGGGACTGCAATACGGTCTTCCTCTGATACGATGAAAATGGGTTGGCCTGCCTCAAATGATTCAGCTTCTAGGACGGTGCCGTTATCGAGTTTGGCTTGCGCCAACTCAACTTCGGATGTCTCAACTGCGGACAGTTCGGCAAAGAATTTCTGGAAAATTTCTGTTGCTTTCATAATTCAAATTACTCGTTAATTGGTTTTGTTACATTTTTAGGTTGGGACTTTGACGGTAACTCCCACTCCCTGTGCCTGGAGCGAACCATCGCAGCACTTCTTTGAGTAGGTGTTGTTCTTGCACAAGCAACCACGCTTGTCTCCTTTTGGTGAGGAACGGCTTGGAGTCTGTTTCATAGTTTACCTAATTCTTTTAATTTAGATTCTGACCAACGCTTTGCGGCAAGACCTCCCCATAGCAGGAAGGAAATAGTACCACAAGCAGCGGTATCGCTTTCATCGTAGTACGCCTCTGCACGGGATAGGTACGAATACATACGGGTAATGGTCTCTACCGATATTGCACGTCCGTCTGCGAGTTGTTGCGCTCGAATCTTGCCAACTGCCGTAGCGCATTTGTTACCGCCTTTCTCGTTTAGTTCAATTCCTCGCTTTGCGTTGTTTCGAACCGCTTCCGGGTAATCCGTATACGATTCCATTTCGATTCGCTTCTTGCTCTTTAAACGACCATCCTTTTTAATCTTGGCGATTATATTGGAAAGCATAAACTCTGCTTCCTCTTCTTCGATACGCTCAAGGTGGGATTCCATTTGCATCTTATCAACGAAGTACCCTTCAATAGAAAATCCCTTAACACGTCCGGTCTTTACGTAGTTATTCCAGATGTCATCGTTGTTGACCTTCATAGATACCATCCAGGTACCTTCTGGCAACTCCAGTCCGTAGATAGCGGTCTTATCCTTTT